AGCGGTACCGAGGGGTTTTTGGTGCATAAATGATATCACCATTTACTCTTTTCTGGCTTCAATATATCATATTGGGTCAGATAATTCAAGTATATTCTGGTTTTGAAATTTTATGTATGATTGTGCGATGCAAAATTATTGAAAAATGTAAAGTGAGCTAAAAGGTGCCTCAGGAGATTTCGGATATGTGAAAACCAGTCTTGGGGTAGGTTTTTTGCACAAAAACGCATGTTTTTTGATGTAATCTGTAAGGTTTTCCGTAAAAGAGCATGTCATATCCTATAAGAGGGGAGGCTTCTGGAAACCTCAATATGCGATTTTTTTAGTCTGTATACTGAAAAATGCGTATTTAGTCAGAAAGCTGTCTACAAAAAAGAAAAGAGCAGCGGATGAGCTGCTCTGTTATGTAAAGAGATGTAAAATTATTTAAAGATGTAAATAGCAGAATTTTCAGCATTGATATAATCAGAGTAATCGTATGAAAAATGTTCGCCAATTAAACTTATTTTATCTCCTTCTTTTGGAAGAAGGTCTTCGGTAGTATTTATAAAACAAGGTAACGTGTTGCCAGGACCGTTATTAAGATAGATTACATAATTAGCGAATCTGTATGCGGATGCATAATTATACTCATCAGAAGAGGTATCTACGCTTTCTAGATACTCCTCTTTGTCATCATCGGATGTGGTTATTTTCTCTATGGAATTTACAGTTCCCATAATCCGCTCTGAACCATCAACCGCTATAGCATCAGTTACATTATCGGCAAATTTAACTTTACTTATATCAGGGGATTTGATTTTGCAGTCTGAAAGGTATTCGGATATATATTTTGTACCTTTTTCCTCATCTTTCTTTTCCGCAAAAAGAGTTCCCTCGATTGCTACATTACTACCAGGTTCTAATAGTGCAGGTGAGTTAGGGTTTTCCGAAAAAAGGCACATAAATGTTGTAGAATCAAAGTCTGCATCTTCAGAATCAGGTTCAAAATCTTCATCTTCATAATCATCGGATTCTGTATCCTCGTTGGAGTTTTTACTGGTACTTATAAACAAGAATGAAGGGTAGGTCGTATCAACCTTTCCCCTGATGATAATAGTTTGATTTAAAGAAAATCCACCAGACTCTGCTTCCTTTTTAACAAGTTCAGTATATTTGGAAGACTGAAGCTCGTCTTCACTCCAGTATTGAGTTTTTTCTTCGATAGAACTAAGTATTTTCCTGTAAGTTGGAAGAAATTCGTCAATATTATATTCTTTAACCGAAGAAGTTCCAGAAGAACATCCACACATTCCAATTGCTAAAATCATAGCAAGTAGTAATCCTAAAATTTTTTTCATAAGTTTTTCCTCTTTTAAATTTATTTATTGTAGTTCTGTAAATTTATTTGAGATCTGCTCGGTAAGGTTTTTCTGCTGTGTAGCAGTTAATTGACTTGATGTTCTAATCAAAACAGTACCAAGAACAATGTGAGAGCCTGAATCCATCATGCCATTTCCATCAAAAGAAGCAAGATAAGATTCCCGTTTCTTTGCATCCTTGGCAGAAGCAAAGACTTCAATAGCTCCACCGCCCTCTGTTCCCTTTTCAGCAATGGTATTACCATAAACATAATCCTGTTTTACTTTCTTACTTGAGAAATATACACAAGCGGTATATCCACCGTTTTTATTTAAAAGCCTATTAGTATCTGTTTTTTCGGTAACGGCTTCAACTCCGGAAATACTCTTAATCTGTTTCAAACGTTCCACTACAAAATCTTCCGAAGGATTTGTTACCTGTTTAAGCTGTTTGATGCTATTTTCCAAATTAGTCTGTGCCTCAGAAAGAGTAGCTATAATATTTGAATAATCCGGAATGGTAGATATTTTTTTAGTTGCTGCATTAATATCATTTGTCTTCTTTGGCATTTCTGGAACTTTCATTTCAGTTTTTTTAGCATCCGATAATTTACCTTTTGCTGTGGTGAGTGTTGCTGGATCCAGGGGTTCTTCTTTTGAATCAATTACAGATTTGAGAGAAGATACTGCCTCGTCTAATGGCTTATTACTTTCTTTTAAAGCAGAAACTGCCTTATTGAAATTAGCAACAGCTTCATCATGTGGCTTTTTGTACTGGAAATACCAGAAACAGGAACCTGCAACAATAACTATCAAAAGAATGATTATTGCAGGTATTATCTTTTTCTTTTTCATAATTTCTTACTCCTTTTTATGTATTAATGAAAAAATCAAATAGTTACAAGTAAAATTATACAACAAAATATGAAATAAGTACACAAAATTTGGAAGAATAATAGAGGAAATTATCCCTACTATACAAACCGATAAAAATGACAAAAAAACTTCTACAGAAAAATCGTCCAATTTTAAAATCTGTCATACTACTATTGATGGGAAATTTAATTCCAGAAATTACATATTGACGAAAATATGTTCGGGTTATATAATAGAATGAAATCGAACATACTTTCGCAAGAAAGGAGCGTTACATAATGAAAAAAGGGAACAAGGAGAGCAAAGAGATAAATTATAAGAAGGAGGGGAATAAGCTTTGGGCTGGGATTGAATCCGAAGAAACAGATAAGAGAATCTATGAATTTATAGAACGTTTATATCTTCAAGAAAAAGCCGGGGTTTAATCCCCGGCCCTTTTACTTCAGCTCTAATTCATCTAAAATTTCTTCTATTTGCTTCCAACGTTCCTCGCTGAGTCTTGCAAGTTTTACAAGAATATTTTTAGCAAATTCATTATCTCCAGTCATTAATTCATCAACTGCCGCTTGCGCATCAATATCATTTTCTTTAAACATTTCTCCATTACCATTTACAAGCCATTGGTAATTTATATTATAAATTTTGCAAATTAATGCAATGGTCTGGCTAGATGGTGTATTTTCACCACTTTCAATTTTGGACACAGCAGAGCGAGAAATAGAAAGTTTCTCCGCAAATTTTGTTTGTGTGTCTCCAGAACTTGTACGAACTTCTTTAATTCTTTCAGACAAAGTCATGTTAATGTTCCTCCCTTCTAAAATAAAGATAACATTAAATGTACATTTAGTCAACAAAAATATATTGACAATGTACATTTGATATGCTACTATATGTACATCAGATGAACAAAGCGAGGTGAAAATATGAAACAGTTAAAAAGAGAACGTTATCGCAACATGGTGAAAAGAATCAACGATTTGCCGGACGATAAACAGATGTTTGTGATTGGTATAATCAACGGTATGTTGCTTACCGAGGAAACAAAGAATGAGACAAAGATGGCTGAGAAAGCAGGATAGGAGGCGAGATATGGATGAAAATAAAGAAGAAATCCAAAAACTGCGTAAGCAAGTCAGAAATTTAAGAATAGCATTCTTGCTTACGCAGATAGGATTTCTCATTATTAGTATTATTTTTCAGATTCAGTATTGCCGGATGATGCATTATTATCGAGAGATTTTTCAATTGAATCAAGAGATTTCTCAATCCTTGATAGATGTAAATTCTGTTCTTCAACTGCTTTCTTTAAAGATTGCAGGGATCCTGATTCACTAGAGGAAGATGTATCTATGCTATGTAATAAATCATAAAGAAGTTGGTTCTGAGTCTGGAGAAGTGCATTTTGAGTTTCATCAAGTTGAATTTGTTGGGTTTCAGATTCAGTAGGGCTTTGGTTGGATTGATATAAGGCGATTGATGTGCTCAAAATAATGGATACCAGTAAAGAAATTATACTGATAAACACATCCGTAGACATTTTTACTCGGTATTTTCCAAGAGGAATAGCTATTGATTCAGGAATTTCGAATGTCTCAATCGAATCCTTATCAAGAGTTACATAATCTTCATTTGGAGGGGAAAAATTTTCAAAAGTGTTTGCTGATTCGGTATTAAATGAGGAAGAGATACTCTTAGTTAATTCTTCACTTACCAAATGAGCAATGCCGGCGGCACTAGATATTTCAATTGATTGCTTAGCAATATTACCAGAAAGTGCTGCGGCTGAAACAAGTGAGGATGTATCCCATTTTCCAGCCGAAGAAGTAAATCCCTTGATATATGATTCAAGAATTGATTTCCCTATACTAGAAGCAGGCAACGCTTGTACTGATAACGAATTACGAAGCTCAGAGATTAAAGCTTTCGTGTCAGAAGTTTTCCAGTTATCAGATTTTATTAAATCATCATTCACAATAATAACTCCTTTCTTTCATACTCGGACGTGCCAGCGTCCTGTATAAAAAGAATATGAGAGAATTTATGAAAAGTCAAGAATAGTTGGAGAGGAGGTGAAACCATGACATTTTCTCAAAAGTTAAAATACATACTTTCAGAACAGAATATATCTCAGGCAGAGCTATCCAGATTAACAGGCATAAATAAAAGTTCTATCTGTCAGTATCTATCAGGCAAAAACATACCATCCAAGAAGAGACAGGGCGTGATTGCTACAGCAATAGGGATGCCAGAAGATTACTTTGGAAACGAAAACTTCAAAGAACCAAGTATACCATATCCTAAGATTCCGCGACTTACACTCACGGAGACGGCTGGAATCATGGGCGTGTCACAGCGAGCACTTGCACTTGCTATTCAGCAGGGTATGTATTCATGGGCGCAGGCTTTGCCAGGGAGAAACAAGAAAAGACCTATCTATTTTATTAATGCCATTACGTTTGCTAAAGCGCAGGGAATAGATTTGGAAGAATATAAAAAATGCACCTGCGAAGCGGCAACTCCAACAGGCGCATAGAAAATAACTCAACTAAATTGTAACACAAAACCAGAAAAATGGAAGGAGAAAATTATGAACGAGGAAGAAAAGACTTTGAACTTAGATGATGTTAAGTTTTTGCTTGAAAAAATACACGCAGCACAGCAGGCGGGAAATCATGTCATTTTTAGACATAGTAACTACTCGACAGAAGTAATTGCTATGGAGGGCGAAATCTCTGAGGAAAAAGAATGGGATAAGCAATTTTATATGCATAATAACGCACCAGAGGAGCAGAAAGCTACATATAATGAATGCATTTTGTATCTTGAAAAACTGGCAGGTGAGAAACATGACAATTAATTTTGTATTACACAAGTACAACCAAACAGAAACTGCTCTCGAACTACAGCCTACATCACCCCGCCTCTTAAAGCGGAAAGCTGCACTGGAGTGGTGGATTGCAAAAGATTTAAAGAAAAACGAGGTGTCGAAATGAAGACAATTAAGATAACCGCAGATAATAAGATTTCTATCGTGGATGTGGATTTTAGCAACAATAGAGCGATCATGGATGCCATGGGCGGTCCTGTAGAAGTAGTTACAACAAATGAGTTGTATGATTTTTTTAAGTGCCCCGTTCTTATGATGTTGGATAAAAACGGTTACAAACCTAAAGATGTAAATGGTTTTTGTCCAAGCGCAAATGCAGTAGCCTCCTTTTTGTACGGTTATGTCAAAACTGGTATACCAGTTTTAGGCGATGTTATTTTGGCGCAACCGGCAGGGGGGCGCATAGAAAATTTAGAGGGTGTTGGAGAATTGGAAGAAAAGATGCAGATGTTAATGCAGCGTTTTAGTTTTCTGGAGACAGTATAGAAAGGATGGTAAGCAATATGAAGTTAAATAAAGTAGTAAGTACTTTAGAAATGCCACATGAAGAATGGCTGCGTTATCGAAAGAAAGGCATCGGTGGTTCCGATGCCGGAGCTATCTGTGGGGTAAATAAATATAGAAGTGCTGTATCCGTATTTTTAGACAAGACTGCAGAACAGACATCAGAGTTTGATAACGAAGCAATGAGACAGGGACGAGATCTGGAGCAGTATGTAGCAGAAAGATTTTGTGAGGAAACCGGAAAGAAAGTAAGACGGGCAAATGCGATATTTTCTCATTCCGAACTTCCTTTTATGCTTGCCAATGTAGACCGCCTGGTCGTTGGGGAAAATGCAGGACTTGAATGTAAAACAGCATCGGCTTTTTCTGCAGATAAATGGGCAGACGGTTCTATCCCGCCAGAATATGAAGTGCAATGTAATCACTATATGGCAGTAACCGGAGCAGATGCTTGGTATATTGCCTGTGTAATTCTTGGCAAGGAGTTTATCTGGCATCGCATCGAGCGAGATGAGGAACTGATTGCCACGATTGAAGAGCTGGAAAAAGATTTCTGGCAGAATAACGTAATTGCAAATGTTATGCCGGCGCCAGATGGTTCTTCTTCTGTAGATTCTTATATCAATTCCAGATATGCAGACAGTGATCCAGAGCAATCTGTTGATATTACTACATATGATGAAGCTTTGAAAAGAAGAGAAGAAATCACCGTATTAGAAAAGAAACTCGGAGCAGAGAAGAAACAGATTGAGCAAGAAGTTAAGCAATATATGCAAGAAGCAGAAACGGCATATAGTAACTCATATGAAGTGAAGTGGAAAACAGTAGAGAGTAAGCGAGTTGATACAAAGAAATTGAAGTCAGAGTATCCAGAAGTTTATAAAGACTGTATTAATGTAGGAAAAAGCAGACGATTCACTGTAAAAGGCATTGCATAAGGAGGATTTAACATGGGAGTAAAAGAACAGTTAGTCGAAAAGAATAACCAGAAAACAAAGCTTACAAAGGGCATGAACATTGCGGATATGATTAATGCAATGAAGCCAGAAATTGAAAAAGCCCTTCCGAAAGTAATCACACCAGAAAGATTTACAAGAATGGCTCTTTCAGCAGTTAATACAACTCCGAAACTTGCAGAGTGTAGTCAGATTACATTTTTATCTGCACTGATGAACGCAGCACAGCTTGGATTAGAACCAAACACCCCACTTGGACAGGCCTATTTGATTCCGTTTAAGAATAAAGGAAGATTAGAATGTCAGTTCCAGATTGGGTACCGCGGAATGATTGATATGGTATACAGAAATGAGGATATCCAGACGGTACAGGCTCATTGTGTTTATGGGAATGATGAGTTTGAATATGAACTTGGATTAAATCCGAAGCTTGTACATAAACCAGCTGCGAGAGATAGAGGGGAGCTTCTCCTTGTATACGCCTTCTGGAAGTCTAAAAACGGTGGTTTTGGCTTCGAAGTGATGAGCAAAGAAGATATCGATCAGCACGCAAGAAAGTATAGTCAGTCTTTTTCTAGCAGCTATTCTCCTTGGAAGAAAAATTATGAGGAAATGGCAAAGAAGACAGTAATTAAGAAAGTTCTTAAATATGCACCAGTGAAAGCCGACTTTGCCAGAGCGATTACTTCGGATGAAAGCATCAAATCAGAGTTATCTGTCGATATGTCGGAGGTTGTAAACGAGCAGGAAGTAGAGACGGTAGATGCAGAGTATAGCGAAGTGCCTTCTGATGAAACATCAGAAAATGAAAGTGTGAGCAATGAGTAGTGTCAGTTTTACAGTGCCCGGCCCTCCGAAAGGAAAGGCCAGGGCCCGGACTGTCCGAACAAAGGATGGTCGTACATTTTCCTATACTCCGGATGGAACGGTACTTTATGAGAATCTGATAAAGACTTGCTATTACCAGACTGGAGTAAATCCTTTTGGTGCAGATGAGGAGCTTCGGGCTACGATCATTGCTTATTACCCGATAGCAAAGAGCACCAGTAAGAAAAAGCGGCAGCAGATGCTTGCCGGTCTTATCCGGCCGACAAAGAAGCCGGATTTAGATAATGTTATAAAGAGTATCTTAGATGCGTTAAACAAGGTCGCTTATCATGACGATACGCAGATTGTTTCGCTGTCTGTAGAGAAATTTTATTCAGACTCTCCAAGAGTGGAGGTCGCTATAAGCAGCATATGAGAAAGGCGGTGGCTTAATGGGCCGCAAAGTCAAGACAGGGCTTAGTTACTTTTCTAAAGATGTTGATTATTATGATGATTTTAAAATCATGGACCTGATGAATGAGTATGGTCCATTAGGGCAGACGATTTATGATGTGCTGCTTTGCATGATTTATCATGAAGGTTATTACTTAGAGGTTCCCAGTATGGAGCAGTTAGCGGTAAAAATAATCAAAACCATCGGGAACCGCTGGGTAAAGAAAAAAGACTTTGTGTTGCAAGTGATTTATTATTGTGCGGATATAGGGCTGTTTGATAAAACCCTCCTTAATCAAAATATTATCACCTCTGCTGGAATTCAGCGACGCTACGATTCAGTGACTGTTAGGAACAAAGTCAATAAAGATAAATATCGGTTGATTGATAAAAACGGTCAACCTTTATTAAATGCACCCCAAAATCCTATTTCTGCAACAGAAACAACGATTTCTGCAACAGAAAAGACGATAAATGATGCAGATATTCAACAAAATAAAATAAAAGAAAATAATACTTATATATATTATAGCAATCCGGAACTTAACGATGCCTTTGAAAAATATATCTTGATGAGAAATCAGCAGCAGCGTACCCCGTTGATGAAAGAACAGATAGAAGCACTGAGGCAGGAACTTTCTTCCTTGGGGAAGGATGAACAGGAAAGAATCCTAATCTGTAAGACAGCATTTATCAGAGGCTGGAAGGGATTTTATCCTTTGACGAAGAAGAAAAGCAGCTCATCAGGCAGGAGCTCCGGGAAAGCTAATAAACCAGGCAACAACAATTTTCATAATTTCGAGGGCAGAGATTATGATTATGCAGCGATAGAGAAAAAACTTACGGGAGGCAATTAAAGTGGCAAGGATAGATAAATTGGAACGTGCAAGACAGGAAGGTATGTCTTATGCACTAGAAGTTGCAAAGAAAAAAGGAATCGAAGGACTAGAAGAAGAACTTCGTATGAGAGGCATTACCGGGATTCCGATTGGAGTCAGCCGCTCTGCTGTAGATAAGGCGGTAGAGAACGTAAAGAATCAGACACTGGATACTGTAAATATCTTAACAGCAATGACATTACATGATGAATTTGGATTCGGAGCAGCCAGGATAGAGCGTTTCCGTAAACGGTTTGATTTTAAGACAGAGTGCCTGATGGAGGATTATGTTACCTGGCTGGAGATGATAGACGCATTAAAAAAAGAGACAGGTCTTGAATATGCTATCCGGATGAATGATAAAGATGTGAAGCACAAAGAGCCGGCACGAAAACAGGCAGTTCCCTATGCCAGCAGACAGCATCGAAGAAATACAGAACGCAGTGCAAAGCGAATTGCCAGGAAGGTGAAAAAGCTGGACGCCCTCCGGGGTTAAGGATAGATACACATTGCAGTAACTTGTTGACCGCTCCATGATACAACACGGAGCTATATGCCATTGATTCCCCGACTTCTGTCGGGGAGAAAGGAAACAATGAAGAAAGTTAAGATAGATATTCCGTTAGAACTTTATACGGATAACGTGAGAAAAATTATTGAGCGTAGCCTTCATGATTTGGACGCAGAGCCTCCTTATATAGCATCTTTCCTATGCGATCCTAAGTTTACCGAGAAAGATTTAGAGACTGCATTGCATCTCTTAGAAAAGGCAAAAACAGAAACAACAAAACAAAAGTTTATTAGAGCAGAGCTGGAAGCCAGAAAAGAAATAGTTAATCCGGAAGTATTTCCAGAAGACTTAAGAAAGGATTGGGAAGATATGCGAAAAGCTGCAGAAAGGAGAAGAAAGAGATGATTGACGAAAAAAGACTCATTAAGGAACGTGAAGAGAGATTACTTGTAGGCACAAACGTAATTAAGCTGATTGAAGAGCAGCCTAAAATTTGTGAATGGATACCGTTAGAAGAAAACACACCCGAGAACGGAGAACGTGTATTGTTATCATTTGCAAATGAGAAGCAGGAGCCGCTTGTAGGCACTTGGAAAGTAGATGATGAGGGAGGAGCTTTTTATGCTCCATTTACAGGCAGAACATATGCGTCTTTAGGCTATTTCGTAAGTGCATGGATGCCATTGCCGGAACCGTACAAACCAGAGGACATAAAAGAAGCACCTTGGAAAAATAGAGCATTAGGTGATTTCATGAAAGGAGCAAACAGATGATTAATCCATGCGTGAAATGTCCCGAAAGAGACCGTTGCGAGGGAATGAATCAGCCATGTAAGCAAGGTAAAGCTTACCAGAGATGGAAAGCCGGCTGCAAGAGAGTGGCGGAGCATACGAAAAGGGTGAACAAGAGGAAGAAGTAAATTATGAGTCACGAATACAGAATATTAGAACAAATGCTTATCAAAGGACAAATAAGCCGCCAGGAATTTAAAGAGAGGATAGATATCGAATATGGCAAACTGGAGCAGGAGCTTATGAACGATGAAATCACACCGGATGAGCATGTTGAGAGATATAATGCTTTGATGGAGTTGGAACCTCAGTCGTTTGGACCACCGGAGTTGCATGAACATATTTGAAGGGAGCAAAGAATGAGTATAACAGAAGCAATAGTAATTATAGCAGCATTAATTTATACAGGATTTGTATTTTACATACTTAACAAATGAGGTAATCAGATGGATACACGAAATCACGAACATTACAAAGACAAAACGGCACATGATGCGATTAAGGCAGCGGATAAGCCGCCGGATTCAGTAACAAGAACAATTAATGCTATGAAAGCGGTAGCAGCAATAGATGAATTTGAAGTATTTGGACGGATTAAACTCAGAGATAAGAAAACAGGCAAAATTTATAGATAGCAGGAGGTGGTTATCTTGAACATAAAACAGGTTCTCAATGATTATGTAGATGCCTGCGAGTTAGTCAGAGAGACGGAGGATGATATTGCAGAGCTTGAACAGAAACAGTCTGTAGTCACTTCTGACAAGGTAAAAGGCAGTATGAATGAGCATCCATATACACAACAGTCCTTTAACATCGAAGGACTTGCGTATGATGAGAAACGCAATGAACGTTTAGTGAAAGAAAAAGATATTCTTTCTAATCGGAGAGAAAAAGCAAACCGCGTCAGACTGCAGGCATTAGAAGTCATTAACCAGGCACCAATCCGTATCCAGAGAATTATCCGCTTTCGATATGAGAAAAAACTTACATGGGAAGAAGTAGCCGATCGGATGAAAGGAAGTACCTCCGGAGGGTTAAAGATGGAACTTAAAAGATTTTTTGAAGAAAAATGAAAGTTTGTTACGAATGTTACACATGTTACGATGAAGTGTGTTAAAATTTAAAATTGAGAAGACAGGATAAGTAGTTATCCTTTGTAAAACATTTTTCAGAAGGCACTCCACAGAAATGTGGGGTGTTTTTTGTGTATTTTTGGAATAGTATTTTTGAAAGAAAAGGAGTAGAATAAAAGAAAATGTTTCACGGAGGAAAGAATCTTGTTTAAAATACCTGCATCATTTAGAGATGATTATGAAAATTATTTAGTAATGCATAGCATGAAAAATTTTTTATTAAGTAATGGCGTTGTGCCTAAATATACAATGTCGAGGGCGAATTTAGTCAATCAAATTGAAGAATTTGCTAACGAATCAGATGAAAATTTGGAGATAGTCTTGGATTGGCTAGATGAAGTTCTTAAGGAGGGAATTAAACATATTCACATAAGAAAAGCAAATACAAATAGCGAATGTTGGAAAAAACTAATTGAAATGAAAGAAATCCCGCAGAAACTGTTATTAAATCCTGACTGTAGACATATTTGCGGTAATAATAAATATGATGAAAATGTCAAATTGGTTAAATGCGAAAAAAGAGAAACAAATAGAGGGACAGTGCTAAGCTTTTATTTTGCGGAATTGATATATATTCACGGTCCAAAATGTGAAAAAACTATTATCTACCCTATTTTCATAGATATTTATTTTAAATATGGATTAATTACAGGACGAGCTAAATCCAAAACTTCAATGTGTTTATATTCCAAGGAAAAAGTAAATTTTGAAGAAAGAGTAACAACAACTACCTCTAAAGAGATTAAAAGATGCTTTGAATTTTTAGCTAAAACATTTGGAATTGAGTACATAAAACAGGAGGATGCTAATGAATATTTTAAGAAGAAATTTTATATTTTATTAAATAAGTATACACAAACTCCTGAGATAATAAAAAATAAAATTGAAGAAAAAAGCGAAAAAAATAATAAGGTTGTAGATACAATTTTGGGAGAAATTTGTGAAATAGATGAGAAATATAGAGATGACTTAGAAGCGGATGTATTGAATTTAATTGAAAAATATCTTTCAATTAGTTATCCAGATAAAAATATTTTTATTGATGGTAGAGATGCCTATCCTCTAAAAATAATAGCCACAGACGAAGAAGAATCACATTTGGAACAAGCATCTGGCTTAGAAAAACCTTTACAATCAAAAGCGATATTTTTCGATAATAAAAAAATGATGCAAAAAAATCAAAAATGTGATGGAATAATATTTTCTTTTGAGGATAAAAAGAAAAAAGGAAGATTTAAAGTAGAAATGAAGATGGAAAGAACAGATTGTTTTTTGCGTTCTAATGGATATATAAGTGAGGAGGAGTTACAGAATGTGCTGTTCGCTATTATTGAAGCTGAATGATATTTTGTCAGAAGAAAAATTAGAAAAATTAAGAGAATTTTTTGAACAATTAACTCCTAATACATCAGATAAAATTACTGCGGAGAAACTTGCCTCATATATGGGTGTTGATTTTTCGGAAGCAAGAAATATATTGATGAAATGTAAAAAGATAGGGGTTTTAGAATTACAATTCGCTGTCAGATGTCCAGAATGTGGAGCTTTGATTAAGCAGGCTAAAGATTTTGAAGAACTATTTAATGTGGATGAATGTTATGTATGTGGTTCCGAGATTGAGATTAGCGAAGAGGATATAGTGTTGATTTTTTCTCTGGATAAGGATAAGTTCCCTTTTGATTCTGGGCAACACAAGATAAGGGATAATGCAAAGTCTGTTGTTGCCCAAGAAAATAGTATTGAAAAGTTTGTAAAAGAGGGACATCTTAATGCTATACTGTATAATCCGACGGATGAGGATTATGCAGAACTTAAAAAATTATGCGAGTTAGCATTACAGGCAAAAACTAAGAAAGAAAAGGGAGAATCTTTAGAGAAGACAGTAATATTTTTATTTAATATGGGAAATCTGTTTTCGGCAGAAGAGAGGAAAATAACAAATAATCAAATTGATTGCATTGTTACAAATCGTTGGTATACACATTGCGGAATATTTGATGTTATAGGAGGACATTTCCTTGTTGAATGTAAAAATGAAACGCGAAGAAATAAAAAGGATGCAACTATAGAAGGAAAGCCTCCAAAAGGTTCATATCTTAGTAAATTGCATAGCATAATAACGGAAACTCAGAAAAACCATACATATGTAAAATTTGGAGTAATTGTTAGTAGAGGAAAAGCACCAAAAACATATCATGAACATGCAGTGAAATATAAAATGTTACATGATGTAGTCATTATTCATTTCACATTAAATGAAATTTTAGATATGGCTATAAATAAAGAAAATCTGTTGGATAAAATGGATGAAAAAATAAAAAATATAATCATTGATATTGATGATTATAAAAAAGCAATTGGAGAATAACTTGATTATATTAAAAGGGCACCCTTCGGGGTGCTTTTTCTATCCCCTTAGCTCAGTGGTAGAGCACAAATGTCCCAGGTTCGATTCCTGGAGGGGAATATATAGGCAGGTGATAACATGAATTACCGAAATACAAGAAATTATGAAAATCTGAATAAACGAATTTTTAAGGGCGTGGGACCATATGAGATACCGCAGATAGAAGCTACACACTTTGAATTCTGCGAATTTGTAGGATTTAATTATGCGGCACAGGCAAAGAAACGGGAAAAGAAAGGAATACACTTCTTCCTTGACGATTATCAGTTTGAACGGCTATGGAAGACCCCGGACAGATATCTATCCATGTTATATGATTTTAAATATGTTATGACCCCGGATTTTAGCACTTACACAGATTTCCCGAAGATCATACAGATATATAATCATTACCGCAAACATTGGATAGGAGCATATTTACAAGAAAATGGAATAGATGTTATTCCGACAATCTCATGGAGCACACCAGACTCGTACGAATGGTGCTTTGATGGGGAGCCCGAAGGTGGAACGGTAGCAGTATCCAGTGTGGGAACACAGAAAAATAAGAAAACAAAGGAATTATTTATCTTAGGGTATAAAGAGATGGTCAGAAGGCTACAGCCGGAGACCATTATTTTTTATGGGGATGTGCCGGAAGAATGTACAGAGAACATTGTAAAAATTAAAGCATTCCAAGAAAAATTTAAGGAGGCGAAATGTGATGGGTGGTAGAGGTTCGTCTAGTGGGATGAGTGGAGGAAGCGGAATCAGTAGCTTTAAAGGAGCAAGAGTTAGAATAGAATCCGACATCAATGGACTAAACAAAGCACTGGTAAATAAAACACTAAATGGTGTAAGGGACACGCTTAATGAATTTGGAATTCCGTTAAATACTTTAAATGGAGTTGGAGTAACCGACAGCAAGAAAGCAATGGCTAGTGTGAATGGATTTGGAGATTTAAGTTTATCAAGAACCGAGTACTCATCTAAAAATAGCGAATTCAAAAAAGCAAATCACGTAGCAGATTCAACAGCATACGGAATAGGAACGCACGAAGCAGGGCATCTTGTTTCGGACTATGCAATGCATAAAAATAATAAAGGTCTGTCTGTATTAGAAAAAGCGAATATGAGAAAATCTGGAAAATGGGATAGACAGGTTTTAAAAACAGCAAAGAAGATGAATGGGGGTTCGTTATCTGCTGTATCCAAATATGGAAGCAGCTCCAAAGGAAAAGCAGCACATGAAATGGTAGCGGAAGGTGTATCCGAATATATGAGAAAAGGAAAAAATGCCAGTGCGACAAGCAGGGCGATCGTCAAAGCTTTAAAATCGTATTTGTAAACAAGAGGAGGTGGTCGGATGGCTACGAAAAAGACGGTCGGAAGACCGCCGAAGTACAAAACTAAAGAAGAAATCGAAGAAAAAATCGAGGCATATTTTAAAAAATGTGAAGGAGAAATCCTAAAAGATAATAACGGAGAGCCGGTTCTGAATAAATGGGGGAAACCGGTAGTTATTAACTACCGGCCGCCAACTGTCACAGGATTGGCTCTTGCTCTAGGTTTTACAACCAGAACATCTTTACTTAATTACCAAGGCAAAAAAGAATTTATGGACACGATAACGCGTGCGAAGACAATGATAGAAGCATATACAGAAGAGCGGCTATTTGACAGAGATGGAACTAGTGGCGCGCAGTTCAGCCTGAGAAATAATTTTTCCGGGTGGAACGCAGAAGCCAAGACAACTCTGGATGAAGAAGAACAAAGAGCGAGAATCAAGGAGATTGAAGCGAGAACAGAGGCTCTTAAACAGAAGATGAATCCAGATGAGGAAGAAATAGAAGATGATGGTTTCTTAGAAGCACTTAAAAGCGAGGCATCTGAAACATGGGAAGAAGAATAAAGAAAGCAGCCTTTAAGTTTAGACCATTTTCACGTAAACAAAAGAAAATCCTTACCTGGTGGATGCCAGAATCACCAGTTCATGACATGGACGGCATCATAGCAGATGGAGCAATTAGGTCAGGAAAGACAGTTTCTATGTCGCTCTCATTTGCTATGTGGGCGATGGAATCGTTTGACGGTCAAAACTTTGCGATGTGTGGAAAAACAATCGGTTCTTTCAGGCGAAATGTTTTGTTTTGGCTGAAATTGATGCTTAAAAGCCGCGGTTACTATGTAGAAGACCATAGAGCAGACAATCTCGTAATTGTTCGCAGAAATGGAAAGGAAAATTATTTTTATATTTTTGGTGGCAAGGATGAACGCTCACAAGACCTCATTCAGGGTATTACTCTGGCAGGGGTCTTTTTTGATGAAGTTGCCCTGATGCCAGAGTCTTTCGTGAATCAGGCAACAGGACGATGTTCCGTAGATGGTTCGAAATACTGGTTTAACTGCAATCCGGATGGTCCGTATCATTGGTTTAAAACTGATTGGATTGATAAAGTAGAAAAAAAGAAGATAGTATATCTTCATTTCACGATGGATGATAACCTCAGCCTATCGGAGCGGATTAAGAAGAGATACCGCTCCATGTATACCGGTGTGTTTTATAAACGGTATATCTTAGGCCTTTGGGCTGTAGCGGAAGGTATTATCTATGATATGTTCAGTGAAGAAAAGCACGTCATATCAGAGCCGCAGAGCTATGTCGGTAGGAAGTATGTAAGCGTTGATTACGGTACCCAGAACGCAACTGTTTTCTTACTCTGGGAGAAGAACCGAAAAGGGCAGTGGGTTGCTACAAAAGAATATTACTATTCTGGAAGAGATGAAGCGGAACAGAAAACAGATGGTGAGTATGCGGATGATATGGAAGAGTTCGTCAGTGGGATTGAAATAGAATCAATCATTGTAGATCCGGCCGCAGCTTCCTTTATTGCAGAGCTTAAAAAAAGGGGCTTCAAGGTTAAGAAAGCAAAGAACGATGTTCTCGATGGGATACGTTTTGTTGGAAATCTTCTTAATCTGGGAGTTTTATTGTTTCTTAAAGATTGTAAGGAAACGATTAAAGAATTTGGTTCCTATATCTGGGATGAAAAGGCAGTGGAACGTGGAGATGATAAGCCGGTAAAGCAGCACGATCACTGCATGGATGCTGCACGATATTTTGCTTATACCATCATAAGACGGGAACGAAAATGGAGTTGAGATAGATGATAAAAGAATTTATCGAAAGAATAGGGCAGGTGATTAGAAAGATGCTTGGAAGAGAAAAAATAAAAGATGCCATCGGGGTTGAGGTAGCGGTATCTGACAAAATGGCGAACGAGATTGATCTCTGGGCTAAGATGTATAAAAATGAACCGCCCTGGAAGGAAAAGAATATAAAGCTTTGTGGATTGCCTGCTGCTATTGCCGGAGAGTTCGCAAGACTTGTTACGCTGGAACTGAAAACAGAAGTTACAGGAAATGACTTCATTAACGAAGAGTACCAGGCAGTTGTTAGTGACATCCGTAAATATACAGAATATGCCTGTGCTAAGGGCGGGTTAGCAATGAAACCTTATGCATCAGAAGGGCATATAGAGGTAGATATGGTTCAGGCAGACAGGTTCTTCCCTACGAAGTTTAATTCCAGAGGAGAAGTTACGGCAGCGGTATTCGCTGAGAGCTTAACGGTAGGGAAAAAGGTATATACCAGACTGGAGTATCATCAACACGAAGGCACAATGTATCACATAAACAACAAAGCTTTTGTGAAACAGGATCTTGATAATGTTGAGGTTTTGGGGAAAGAAGTTCCTCTTACTGCTGTACCGGAATGGGCTAATCTGCAGGAAGAAGTTACGCTTAAGAATGTAAAGATGCCACTGTTTGCCTATTTCAAGATTCCTAATGCGAACAATGTGGATGATACATCACCTCTTGGTGTTTCTGTATATTCCAGAGCTATCAATGACATTAAAGAGGCGGACAATCAGTGGACAAGACTCCTTTGGGAGTTTGAGGGTTCGGAGCTTGCGATTGATGCAGACATTACCTTGTTTAAAAAGGATGATAAGGGAAATTATGAGTTTCCAAAGGGCAAGGACAGACTGTTTCGCATGATGGACCTTGATGATAATGCCGAGAAATATAAAGTGTTTGCACCGGCTATTCGTGATGAAAACCTTATTAATGGATTTAATGCGATTCTTCGCAGGATAGAGTTTAATGTAGGGCTTGCTTACGGGACATTAAGTGACCCAAATACCGTTGATAAGACCGCAGAAGAGATCAAAGCAAGTAAGCAGCGTTCCTATAGTACAGTATCCGATATCCAAAAGTCATTACAGACTGCATTAGAACAGTTAGTATATGCTATGGATGTCATGGCTCAACTTTCTGGACTTTCTGGCAGAAAGAAATACGAGATGAGCTTTGACTGGGATGATTCTATCGTAATTGATAAAGAACAGGAACTTGCCAGTATGCAGCAGGATGCGGTTGCCGGCTTTATCCGAAAAGAATTATACGTTGCAGCCAAGTATGGTGTGTCAGAAGAGGAAGCTTTGAAAATGATGCCGCAGCAGGATGAACGTTTTCAGATAGCGGAAGAATAGGTGATGTTTTATGCTAGAGCCAGAATACCTTGAAAAATTTTCAGACCAGCTACTTGCCCTGGTTGATGCATTAAGCACAGCGATTATAGCAGATATGTCAAAACGTCTTGTAAAAACCGGAGAAATAACGGAAACTTCAAGACGACAAGCAGAAATTTTGCAGGGAGCGGGGCTCCTTTATAAGGATGTTCTAAAGCGTGTTTCGCAGGTTTCTGGATATATGAATACAGAAGTGGAAAGAGTTTTTGAGGAAGCGGGAGTAAGAAACCTCAAGAATGAAGCAGTTATTTATAAAGCCGCAGGTGAAAAAGAGATAAAACTTCATCAGTCAGAAACGATGCAGAAGATTCTTGCAGCAAATGTAAGAAAGACAAAAGAAGAGATTAATAATCTTACTTTAACAACGGCTGTTAAAACGCAAAGTGCTTACATAACCGCTTGCAATAAAGCAATGATGAAAGTACAGACCGGGGCTTTTAGTTATGATAAAGCGATTGCGGATGCAATTAAGGAAGCGGCGGTGCAGGGGACCGAGGTTTTATATCCATCCGGGCATGTAGATAAGTTAGACGTAGCAGTAAGGAGAGCCGTTCTAACCGGGGTAAATCAGTCGGCGGCGGAAATGAATCTTCAATATGTCAAAGAGTCTGGCTGTGATCATGTAGAAACAACCGCTCACTCAGGAGCAAGACCAACTCATGCAGTGTGGCAAGGAAAAGTCTTTTGTGTTTCTGGAAAAGATAGCAGATATCCTCCATTTTATGAAAGTACCGGATATGGAACTGGTGCGGGGCTTTGCGGCTGGAACTGTCGGCACAATTTTCATGCGTTCTTTCCTGGAATATCTGCACCAGCTTATTCACAGGAAATGCTTGACGATTATAGTGCCAGAAAGTACGAGTACAATGGTAAAAAATATACAGAGTATGAGTTGAGTCAGATGCAGCGTTCACAGGAAAGAAAGATAAGAGCAACAAAAAGAAAACTTACAGGATATGATGCTGGAATAAAAAATACAGATAGTAATACATTAAAAGCAGAGCTGACAAATAGGTTTGAAAGTGAGTCGGCAGAGTTAAAAAAGCAGGAGAAATCTCTTAAAAAATTTTGCAGGCAAACCGGAAGAAGATATGAGTCTGCAAGGACACAAGTTCATGCAGTATTGGACTCAGAAGGAAATATCGTTGGATTTAATAAAAGCGTTGCACAGAAAGCGGTATGGGCAAGTAAAAGACATACATCTAAGATGCAGATGGTGAAGCAGCTTGATAAGTTGTCGGATGAGGAAAGATTGGCAGTGCAAAGATATACAGGCTTTGCCGCTCACCGGGTAAACCGGGCACTGTATTCCGGCAAGTCGCAAATGATTGAAAAAGAGCGGGAGTATATGAAGGTACTGGATTCCGCGTTAGATAAGGGAGTTATTGAACGTAAGATAGTCGTTCATCGAGATACGATACCGGAATTTCTAAATGTATTCCCAAAAGGATTTAAATATTCTGAGCATGATATGGAGAGATTGGTAGGAAAAACGTTAACTAATATTGGTTATACGTCAACTTCATTTAGGGATATTCAATATGGGGGAAGAAATGTACATCTTGAAATAGAAGTACCGAAGGGATACAGAGGTTGTTTGTACATAGAAAGTCTAGCAATTAAAAAATATAAAAATCAGCAGGAAGTATTGTTTAAAAGAGGTTTTCGCTGTAAAATAAAAAATATCGAAAAGGAAAATGATAGGTATTACATAAAAGCGGAGGCAATCTTATGAAAGAAAAGGGATATTATTATGACGAAAATGGAAAGTATTGTGAAATCGAATTAGGTCCAAGTTTTGATGATTTTCCAGGCATGTTTACCGTTGCAAGTCCGATACCTCTTTGTGATGCTTGCAAGAAGGCAGACTTTGATAGTAATCGCCGCCAAACCTTATGTAAAGCATATGGGAAAATACCAAAGAAATATTTGTCCGCAAAAGATTATAATTGCCCACATTTTGATAATGAAAATAACGGTTGGTACCAGTTGATTAAAGACAAGGTAGAAGGACAACAGAAGAAAGAATAATAAATTTGAATTTAGCACGCTCGATATATCAGGTGTGTTATTTTTATACTCATTTTTAACATGGGGAGAACTCCTGTCAGGGTATGCTCCTGACCTCCCCAAACGAACCACGAGACGTAGTGAAAGGCTGCGTCTTATTTTAGTGATTCAGAAAGGAGAATTGCAATGAATAACTTAATGATTTTTGAAGGACATGATGTGGAAGTGTTTGAACTGAATGGACGGGTGTTATTTAATTCAAAGCACGTTGGAAAATGTTTAGATCTTTCAGAGAGCGCAGTGAGAAATTATCTTGCTCAAATGAATTAGAGGCAGGCAATTATAGTTAAAAACTCAGATGTCCGAGATAAGGACATCCGAAAATTGAATAATGCAGGTGAAAAATTTCTTACTGAATCAGGTGTTTATAAACTTGTTTTCAAGAGTCGTAAGCCAGAAGCAGAAAAATTTAGCGATTGGGTAACGGATGAGGTTCTCCCACAGATTCGCAAAACAGGTTCTTATGAAGCTCCAAAGAAAAAGAATGGCGGGAAAGAAAAGCTCTCTTCTGTTAATCAGATGGCAAAAAATATCAGTGGTCTGTTAGGTAAAGCTGGTGTGGATGATAAGTTCATTGCAGCGGAAATTGTAAGGATTTACACAGATAACGGTTATCCGGTTCGTTCTCCGATAATAACAGAAGATAACAAACTTTGGGATTGTACCTCTATCGCAAAAGAACTTGGAATCATGTCGATGAACGGAAAGCCGCACGATAAAGCGGTAGCGGCGATCATTCAGAAACTTGATTTGTTTACAGATGAAATTGTTAGAACAGCATATAGCCGAAATGGACACAATGGAATTACCGTGCAGTATAAGGAAAGCGTATTTGCAAAAGTGAGAGAATGGTTAGAAGAAAACGGATATCCTGCAGTGATTGAGTATCAGTTGGCAAACGGAAACGTCAATGGCTGCAAGGTTATTTATAATTTTTAAGAAAAGGAAGGTAAGAGAACATGAAGAAATTATTTATTAGTCAGCCGATGAGAGGCAAATCAGATCAGGAAATTTTAAGAGAAAGAGAAACGGCAATCAAGAGTGCTGAGAAACTCGTAGGTGGACCAGTAGAAGTAATTGATTCCTTTTTTCAGTCAGCTCCAGTAGACGCTAAGCCATTGTGGTTCTTGGGAAAGTCACTCGAACTTTTATCTAATGCAGATATTGCATATTTTGCAAGCGGATGGGAAGAAGCGCGGGGATGCAAGATTGAGCATGATTGTGCAATTGCATATGGAATTAAAAGTATTGAATCATAGGAGGTGATCCAAATATCTCCCACCAGCAGGGTTAAGCTGGATATTGGTCAGAAGATGAGACCTTAAACAGTCGGTTCGTGGCGGTCGGTTACACGCCTAAAACAACCTAATACGAAAGGAGCAGGAGACATGAAAACAGAATTTTTAAAGAGCCTTAATCTTTCGCAGGAAGTAATTGATAAGATTATGGCCGAGAACGGGAAAGACATTGCAGTAGAACAGAAAAAAGCAGAAAAAGTTATCCAGGAAAGAGACAGCTATAAGTTAAAGGCAGAATCTCTTGAAACACAGGTAAACGATGCCAATACCGAAATCCAGAAGTTTAAAGACATGGATATTGATGGAATTAAAAAAGCAGCGGATGACTGGAAAGAGACGGCAGAAAAGGCAAAGGCCGATGCGGATAAACAGATTTCCCAGATGAAATTTGATTATGCATTATCCGCAGCATTAACTGGAGCAAAAGCCAAGAATGCCAAAGCTGTCAAGGCACTTCTCGATATGAATGGACTGAAATTCAACGATGGAAAAATTGTTGGACTGGATGAGCAGCTTGCTCAGATTAAGGCAGATAATGATTATCTGTTTGAAAGCGATGAGCCGGCACCAGAGTTTGTAAAAGGGACAAACGGTGGTTCTGGCAGTGTCGGAGGAAAGAAACCGAGTGAAATGACATATACCGAATTGTGTGACTATATGGCACAGAATCCGGGAGCAGAGATTTAAAAAAGGAGTAGAAAATGGCAGGAGAGAAATTTGATTCAAAAAGTTTTAATCCTCAGGCTTTTGGAGCCTATACAGAGAGGATTCCGAACTTAAAGAGAAACGAACTGATTAAATCAAAAGCTTTAAAAGGAAATCAGGATATCAAGCGTACCTTTAATTCTCAGACAGGAACCGTTTATGCAGTTCTTCCAATGCATGGACTTATTGGTGGTACTGCACAGAACTATGATGGTGAAACAGACCTTGAATCCGAAGGAACAGAGACATTTGAAAGAGGGGTTGTCGTTATTGGCCGTATGAAAGGTTGGACAGAGCGTGACTTCTCCGAGGATGTAACAGGCGGTGTCAGCTTCATGGATAATGTAGCGGCACAGGTAAGCGATTATAAAGCAGACCTTGATCAGTTAACCCTGACAAAGATTTTAACAGGAATCTTTGCAATGACAGGAAAAGATGACAAAGTATTTGTTGATGAACATACTACAGATATTACAGGAGTAACCGCAACGGATAAAGATGGTAATGTCAAAAATGTTGTGCAGGCAGATACATTAAATACTGCGATTCAGAAAGCGGCCGGAGACAATAAGTCTAAATTCACGATGGCTATCATGCATAGTACTGTGGCAACCAATCTTGAAAATCTGAAACTGTTAAAATACATGACACAGACAGATGCAAATGGAGTTGAGAGAGAATTAACCCTTGCAACATGGAATGGCCGCTTAGTTTTAATTGATGATTCTATGCCAACAGAAGATGTTCCAGAAGTAGAGGAAAGCGGAACAAGTGGAAATCCAGGATATATTCCAGCTCAGCCTGCTTACACAAAATATACAACTTATGTATTAGGTGATGGAGCGTTTGATTATGAGGATATCGGAGCAAAGGTACCATATGAAATGTATCGTGACCCAAAGAAACATGGCGGCGAAGATACGCTTTACATGAGACAGAGAAAAGTATTTGCGCCTTATGGAATTTCCTTCACAAGAAAATCTATGGCAGCAAAATCTCCTACGGACGATGAACTTGCGAACGGAGCAAACTGGGAACTTGTAAACAATGGTAAAGCTGGTTCTGCAAAAAAGACAATCAAACATAAGGCAATCCCGATTGCAAGAATCATTTCGAGAGGATAGGTGGCGACTCCATGGTAAGATATGCAGATCTTGCATTTTACATGACAGAGTACGGCGGTAATATTATCCCAAACGAACAGTTCCAGCGTGTGATCACAAGGGCAAGCACATATATTAAGGCGATTACTTTTTCAAGAGTGGATGAAAACAATATTCCAGAGGAAGTGAAAGCTGCAGCCTGTGCAGTTGCGGAAGTTATTTATAAAGCTGAAAGCTCTACGGAAGGGGAAAAGAAGTCTGAAACGGTTGGAAAGTTGTCAGTTTCTTATGTAACAGAGCAGGCAGACGGTCAGATTAAAGAAAAAGTTCTTCGTAAAAAACAATATGCTGCAGCATATCCTTACCTTGCCACAACCGGATTGTTATATAGGGGGTGTTTCTAATGATCACTAACGCTTCTGTGACGATTTATAATAAAGTCTATGACAGAGACGAAGGAAGCAATAAATATTACCGGACAGTACTTAAAGGAGTGAACTGGCAGGATGCAACAAAGGTCCTGCCATCTGATACTGGAGTAGTAAGTGCCGATGTAGCAGAGGTGTATATTCCGTTTCTGATTGATACAGAGAAAAAATATTGTTCTCCGGTTAATTTTAATTCAGAGCAGGAAAAGGATAAATTCTTCACACTTGCTCCAGAGGATATTATTGTTAAAGGAGTTGTCACAGACGAACTTACAAAGCAGAAAGATGTGGAACACCTTAAAGATAAGTATGGCAGCGTAAGGGTAATTGCTGTTATAGAAACTAACGATAACGGAAGCCCTACGATGCAGCATTGGAAGGTGACAGCAGAATGAGGGTAAAGGTTCGGTTAGACCCTGCTAGTGCAATATTGGCAAAAAGAAAGCTTGGAAAAGGCGGGCAGGCACAGAGGTATATGGTAAGCGAGGTAAGGCACAAGACAGACCCTTATGTTCCGCTCCTTAATGGTCCGCTTAAAAATACAGCCGTAGAACATGAAAATTCTATCGAATATGTTACTCCTTACGCTCGTAGACAGTATTATGAGCATAAAGGCGATGGCTTAAGAGGAAGAGAATGGGATAAGCGAATGTGGGCAGACAGAGGCAAGGAGATTACCCAGAGTGTGGCTGATTATATTGGAGGAAAAGCAAAATGATGGTAATGGAAGCGGTGCGGGAGATTGTAAAGAAATGCCCGTATCTTGATGAATATTATAAGAGCCTTTCCGTAGACAGACTTGGAAAGGATAGCACGAGCTATTCGATTGATTCTGTTCCAGGACAGCAGGTTACTAAGAGAGACATTGCCGGGAATACAACGCGGCAGTGTCTTTTTAATTTTTCCAGTCGGGAGCTGTACACAGAAGAAGTGCGTCAGAATCTTGATAATATCGGATTCTATGAACATTTTTCAGACTGGTTAGAAGAGGTATCTGAGGCAGGAGATTTTCCGGAATTGGATGCCGGCAAGACAATTAAAAAAATTGAAGCAATCACATGCGGCTATGTGTTTGATACGGAACTTGACAAGGCAAAGTATCAGATACAGTGCAGGATTATTTATAAACAGGAGGCTAGAAGATAATGGCGAATACAAGTAAAGAAGTAAAACAGAGATACCAGGAAGCGGCATATATCGAAGTTGGAGAAACTTATGAGTTAGCCGGCACAGGTTTTGAAAAATTAGATGAAGAGCCGGGGGCACAGACTTCTTCAAAGAAATATATCAATGATAAATCCTCTACTTCCTCTATTACATCTTATGAAGGAACGCATCCGTTTACAGCGGACCAGATTCTTTCAGAAAAGGTAATTGAGGATTTTGTATCTATTGGAAAGTTAAGAAAGACGGGAGGAGATGCGGAACGTTCTTTAGTGCGTGTTGATTTAGATAAACCAGTAGAATCAAAAGAAAATACTTTTGAGGCAAGGTGTTTTAATATTGCAGTGGAAATTTCCTCTTTTGCAGATAATGATGGAGAACTGCAGGTGGAAGGAACACTTCATGATAAAGGTGACCCAGTAGTAGGCACATTTGATACGAAAACAAGAACATTTACACCAGCGACAACGGAATAACAGAAAGGAGAAAGTGGCATGAATAAGACATTTCAGTGGAATGGAGAGAAGTTTTATTTCTCGGCATTGGAAGCAGAGACAACAAGAAAATTTATTCCCGAAGCAACAAAAACAGCAAAAGCACTTGAAGACTATGAAAAAGATGTTGTAGGAGTAGGGAATCTTCTTAGTGCGGATGATATTATTGCAGAATGCAAAATTATTGATGCTTTTCTTGATACTATATTAGGAGAAGGAGCTGCCGAGAAGATGTTTAAAGGACATGATCTGGGAGAACGTGTAGCGGCAACGCAGAAGCTGACACGTTTAAACAACGCACAGGTTAAAGAATATGGAGAAGCCGCAAGTAAAGGTCTCTTTGCATAATTATGAATATCTTAATGGACAAGCCGCCAAAGCAAGTTGAGGTAGATGGAAAATTATATAAGATAAACTCTGATTTCCGAACCTCGATTCAATTTGAAATATTGATGCAGAAAAAAGAACTTACAGAGAAACAGAAAGAATTTGCAAACGAGCTTTGTTTGTTGGATAAGGAAATGGACAGAGAAACAGCCGAACTACTTGCAAAGTATAAAGATGGCTTAGAACTTTACTATCCAGAGATTCCGAATAACATCAACGGAGCAATCAATGAGATGCTGTGGTTCTATGAATGTGGAAAAGAAAACATTGATAAAAAGAAGTCGAAAAAGTCGGGCAGCAGAAAAAAGATTTATGATTATAACTATGATGCAGATTATATTTATGCAGCTTTCTTTGAACAATATCATATTGATTTAGCAGAGCAGGAACTTCACTGGTGGAAGTTCTCTGCTCTTTTTTCTGCTCTTTCTGAGGACTGTATGATAAGCAAGATTATAATGTATCGCGTAATCGATACGAAAGGAATGGAGAAAGAACAGAAAGCATTTTACAACCGGATGAAGCGGTTGTACCAACTTCCGGAAGACATTTCAGAGGAAGAAAGAGAAAGACAGGACAAGATCACGCAGGCACTTCTTGGTGATGGTGATCTGACAGGAATTTTATAAGGGATGGAGCTGTAGCCCTAAGGAACGTGCAGTGTGAACATGGATGACAGACGCAGACGAAGTTTATAGGAGGTTTAGTTATGTCTGCGGATGGACATATTGAGATTGAAGTTGAGCTTAATTCTGAAAAAGCAGAAAAGGAGCTTGATAGTTTAAGCAAAAGCCTTGAAAAAGACACTGCACAAGCTGCAAAAAAAGCGGAAAGTTCTGTTAAGCAGTCAGTAAAACAGATAGAAACTTCTGCGAAACAGGCTTCCAAGCAGACAGAAAGCTCTGCGAAACAGGCAGGACAGGAAGTAAAAAATACAGCCAGTTCTGCGAGTAAACAGGTGATTGATTCTGCAAAAAAGGCAGAAGAAGAAGTAAAGAAATCAAGTAAAAGAGTAACAGAAGAAGAGAAAAAACAGTATAAGGAACGGGAAAAGACCAGAGAATCCAGTAAACCAGAGTCGGATCCAAGCAAGCCTTATAAAGAATCTTCCGAAAAGGCTACACAGTATTGGACGGGTGCCGGCAGCAAGATAAAAAGTATTGTAAGTACGATTACGGCTGCTACTGCTGGAGCAGTTGCCGCCGGCACAGCTGCTATTAATGCGGGGAAGTCTTTTGAAGCTGGGATGGGAGAAGTGCAGGCAATCTCTGGTGCTTCCAGAAAAGATTTAGAAGCATTAACGAACAAGGCGAAAGAAATGGGGGCTACAACAAAGTTCTCTGCTACGCAAGCTTCAGAAGGACTTAAGTATATGGCTATGGCTGGCTGGAATTCACAGCAGATGATTGATGGTCTTCCCGGTGTCATGAACTTAGCAGCGGCTTCTGGCGAAGATCTTGGAACGGTTTCTGATATTGTGACTGATGCTCTCACAGCCATGGGATTAAAGGCAGGTGATAGTGCTCACTTTGCGGATGTATTAGCAACAGCAGCAAGCAGTTCTAACACAAATGTGGCAATGATGGGGGAAACCTTCAAATATGCTGCACCACTTGCTGGAACACTTGGATACAACATAGAAGATTTATCTCAGGCAATCGGATTAATGGCAAATGCAGGAATCAAGGGAAGCCAGTCAGGTACATCTTTAAGAAGCATACTTACACGCCTTGCAAGCCCTCCATCCGATGCGGCGAAAGCTATGGAAAAGTACGGAATTTCCATTAAAAACTCCGATGGTTCCATGAAATCCCTTATGGAAGTGATGGAAAACATGAGGGATTCGCTACAAGGACTTCCGGAAGATGAGAAAGCCGCCGCCGCTTCTGCACTTGGCGGCCAGGAAGCAATGTCTGGATTGCTTGCAATCATAAATGCAAGCGAGTCAGATTTTGATAATTTATCAAAAGCGATTGATAATGCATCTGGAGCGGCACAGGATCAGGCCGATATCATGAATGATAACCTACAGGGGGCATTATATGAATTAGGCTCTGCTGCAGAGTCGGCAGGAATCGAATTATATGATAATATCAAGAATCCTGCTAAGAAAGCTGTTAGAGCTGCCGCGACAGAGATTAGGAGTTTATCGACCACGATAAAAGACAACGGCATTGAAGCGATTATCCCAGAAGAAACGATTACGACTGTGAAAAACTTAGGCACTACTGCAAAGGCTGTTGGTGCTGGTGGTTTAAAAGTTCTTGGAGGAGCAGCGCAGTTTGCCGGTGAAAATATTCAGACTGTACTTCCAGTAGCAGCTAGCTTGTTGACGGTTGTTAAGGGGTATACGGTCGTAAAGACGATTTCTACTGCTTTTGCGGAGACGCAAGTTGCTATGGCTGGCGCAAGCACGGGAATGACGATTCTTGGAACAGTTGTGAAGTTGTTCACAGGAGAAGCATTGGCAGCCACTACAGCAACAGGGCTTCTTTCTGGAGCGATTGGTGTATTGGCGAATCCTATTGCATTAGCAGTTGTTGCCGGTGGAGCATTAACGGCCGGAATGGTTGCTTATACTTTAACACAGAAAAAAAGTACAACTGAAGCAGACAAGTTTGCACAGTCTTGCAAGAAATTGAAAAAGGAACAGGATGAAGTAGCAAGTTCTATTCGTTCCATGCATAAAGATAATGCGAAAAATGTCAATGATGTAAAGACCCAAGGAGTTCAGGCAGATAATCTTCTCTCTAAATTGAAGAGTCTGATTGGTGTACAGGAAAAGGATGCTGGAACAAAACAGCAGATAAAAAGTACAGTACAGCAGTTAAATGATATCTTACCGGATTTGAATTTACAATATGACGAGCAGAAAGATAAGCTGAATCAATCCACTGCGGCAATCAAAAGAAACATTCAAGCTTTAAAAGAGCAGGCAATGGCAAAGGCATATCAGTCAGGAATGGAAAGTGCAGCAGAAAAAGTTGCAGAGGCTGAGGTAGCTAATCAGAATGCGACAGAGAAGTATACGGAAGCACTTGAAAAGAAGAATGCAGCGCAAGAAAAATTTGATAAGCTTGAAAAAGAAAAGGGACTTGGAAGTGGAAATAAAGAGTTAGCTAAAGCCGCAGAAGATTTAATGAAATATGAGAAGAGCCTGCAAACAACAGAGAAGGCTCTTGATAAATCGGAAAAGAATCTTAATGCAGCCAACAAAGAACTCACAACATATTCTGATAAATTTACAACCCAGACAAATTATAGTGATTTTCTTTCTAATTTAGACAAACTTGCGAAAGATGCTGGAATAAAAGCAAAGAAAATTCCAGAGACAGTATTAGAAAATATTAAAGCTGGAAACTATAAAGCTCCAACTACGGGTGACGGTTTAAAAAGGCTTATTAATCTTGACGGATTGATTCAACAGGCACAGGAAGCCGGAATAGAAATTCCTCAGTATTTATTGCAGGGTATTTCAGATGGATCGATAAACTTTCAATCAGCGATTAATCAGATGAACACGCTTCTGGATTTTAGCAGTGCAGCAGAAAAAGCTGGCATTTCTGGAAAAGAAATTCCGGAAGAACTAGCTCAAAGTATCATGCAAGGCAAAATCAGTGTTGATGAGGCAATAAATCAACTGCTTAGCGGTTCTGGTGTAGCATCGACAACACAGGCAGAGACACTGACAAAAGAAAAAGCGACTAAGATTAAGAAGAATGTTGAAGATATTGGAAACGGCAAGATTAAAGGGATAAATACCTCAGCTTATACTTCATCGCTTAATACAGCGAGTCAGAAAGCAAAAAGTACCAAAAAAGAGATTGAGAAAAATAGCAAGTTAAAAGCAACCAATAATAGTGCTGCAGCAAAAAGTACTTATAAATCTGTTACAGACGAAGGTAAGAAGGCGGTAAGCACTGTAAAGAAGACAGGAAAAGAGATTGGAAAAGGCGGAGCAACCAGTGTGGCTTCTACAACTTCGCAGTGGAAATCTGCTGGTAGTAAAAATGCTAAGTCATATATTTCTGGCGTAGCATCCCAAAAAGGAGCGGCTCAAAAAGCAGGAAAAACGCTATCTACTTCTGCAAAGACAGGTGCAAGCTCTGGAAAAGCTGGTTTTGTGTCAGCCGGAAGAAATATGGCTGCCGGTATCGCATCCGGTATTCATTCAGGGACTCCATTTGTAACGGCAGCGGCCAGAAGTGCAGTAAGAGCAGCCGTAGCAGCGGCGAAAGCTGCAGCTAAGATTAAATCACCATCCAGGGTGATGAAAAATGAGGTCGGCAAATACTTACCCCTCGGCATGGCAGTAGGTATTAAGGATAATACCGATTCTGTAGTTAATGCATCAAGAGCAATGTGCGCCTCAGCTCTAACAGCTTCTGCAGATGAACTTGATATTCATTCTCCTTCTCGGAAGTTCAAGAACATTATCGGAAAGAATATCCCGAAAGGCATTGCAAAAGGTGTAAGAGAATCTAAAAGCGAGCTTGTCGGAGAAATGGAAAGTGTTATGAACGAAGCACTTAGTGCGGCACAAAATGCTTCTAAAAGCGGAAAATATTCTGAAATAGGAAGCAATCTGTTGTCTGGATTATCTACATCGCTGAGTACATCAAAGTCTCGTTCTTCTGAAACAATACAGGAAATTATTGATCAACAGCAAGAAAGTCTATCTAATGCCAATCAGAAGAAAGAAGAGGCGCTTCAAAATAAAATTGATAAGCTAGGAAGCAAAAAGGCAAACAAGAAGAGAAAAGCTGCATTAAAGAAAAGGCTCAAGCAGATGAAAGCTGCAGATAAGAAACAGGAGTCACAGCTTAAAACGGCTGGAGAAAAGGCGGCAGCGGCTTATAATGATGCCTTCGAGAAAGAATCTACCCGTATTACCAAGATTGCAGAAAAGAGTATACAGGAACTTTCTGAGACATATCAGACTAAATACAATGATATCAAAAGCAAAATGGACACTCTCACGGAAAAACAGCAGTCTTGGGGAAATGTCTATGACTTGAAACAAAATATTGCGGACATCAAACGGTATCAGACAAATCTGAAAGTCCTTGAGAACAAAATACCACAGTCTATGATGGATAAAATCTTAGGAATGAACGTGGATGAAGCGACAGCTTACATGGATTGGTTTAGAGGAATGACATCAGCGGAGCAGAAAGCGTACTTAAATGATTGGAATGCAATCTATTCCTCTTCAAAAACTTTTTCAAACAACTTTTTTGCTGATGATTTTGCTAAGATTCAAAAAGAATACGAGACAAAGTTAAAAAAAGCAACGCAGGATTTGCAAAAAGAGATGAACCAGATTGGAACAAATATTGCGAAAGGACTTACTGCAGGAATGGATAGTGAGTCAAGAAATCTCTCTAAAGCAATGAAGAAAATCTGTGCAAACCTTGTAAAGACTGCAAAAAAACAGCTGAAAATAAAATCTCCATCAAGGGTATTTAAGCGGATTGGTGTTTATAACATACAAGGAGCCGAAAAGGGACATGAAGCAGAAGCTCCGCGACTTTACCGTCAGGTTGAAAATGTATCAGAGACCCTTGCAGAGCGTTTTGCAAAGGCAAACTTAAAAGTATCTCTTCCAGATATTGCAGACCGAACACAGGCTGCATTATCGAGACAGGTATCAAAAGTATCTGCAAGTATTCAGCCGCAGCTTACAGCGGCACTGGCAGGAGAGGCAGGTCCGACAATTTACAATGGACCAGAAAAGATTGAGCTTGTGACTAATCTTGATGGACGGGAGATAGCGAGAACTTCGGTGCCTTATATTGATGCGTACTTAGGAAATATGGCAGCCAGAAAAGCAAGAGGGGGCGTTTAAAATGTACAGAGGAAGCTTAGGTGTGCAGATTGGAAACAAACATACCCTTAAGGACTGGGGACTTGGTTGGACAAAAATTACTCTTGGTTTTCCAGAGGCAAAAACGTATGAGCAGGATATTCCGGGAATGGACGGGGTGTTAGATTTTACGGAATCTCTTACTGGAGGGGATGTGAAATACAAAATCAGAACCCTTACTCTTGAATTTGAAACCCCTGAACAGGACTATTACGATTGGGGTATTAGAATTTCAGAGATAGCAAATTACTTGGCCGGAAGAAAATATAAGATAATCCTGGATAATGACCCGGATTTTTATTATATCGGAAGGTTAAATGTTGAAGTCGAAAAATTAGACAGGGTAGAAGGAACTCTTATTCTGTCTGGAAGTGTTGCCCCATATAAATATGAAAAGTTTTCTAGTCTTGAAAACTGGGAGTGGGATACTTTTAATTTTAGAACAGGAATCATCCGAAATTATAAAGATATTGCCGTAGATGGTACATACAAACTTGTTATACCTGGCAGGAGAAAAAGAATCGTGCCAGTAATCTCCTGTGATGCAGCTATACAGGTATCTTACGAAGGAGTAACTTATGATCTTTCACCTGGCAAAAATAAAGTTTTTGGTATCTGTATCAAAGAAGGAAAGAATATCCTTACTTTTTCCGGAATGGCAACCATTTCGGTTGATTATAGAGGGGGGCTACTGTAATGTATCGCATTTATTGTGATGATAAAACGTTGCATGATGTGAGAGATGAAGAATATCAACTTATAGCTCCAAAAATTTCATTAGAACTTAATAAGACAGGAAGTTTTGAGTTTGGAATGCTTCCATCTCATCCTCATGCAAACGATATAAAGAAATTAAAATCTCGATTAAAAGTATATGACGTTGACGTATCAAATAGTGGGGAGGCTTCAAGATTGCTATATTGTGGCCGTTCCATTACTGATCAGCGAGACTTTGAATATACTGGTCAGATTACATGTGAAGGTGAGTTATCTTATTTGCTCGACACGATTCAGCGACCGCATACTTACGGAAGCCAGTCAGGAGAAATCCATAAAGCGGATACTAATATTGTAATCTTCAAGCGTTTGATAGAAGAGCATAACTCTCAGGTAGAAAAAGAAAAGCAGTTTGAAATAGGAATTGTTGATATTGATTCAGTAGAAATCAAAACTTTGGCGACAAACTATGAAACTACTTGGGATTTTATTAATACGAATTTTCTTGAAAAATACGAAGGTTATCTTAGGGTGCGCTATGAAAATAATGTTCGTTACCTTGACTATGTGAAGCAATACGGAAAAGTTAGTACGCAGGTAATCCGATTCGGAGAAAACCTTCTTGATTTTCAGAAGTATGTAAAAGCAGAAGACATTAAAACGGCAATTATTCCAATTGGAGCAAACAATGTAACTATAAAGACGGCAAGCGGGCACGATGGAAAGGATTATGTTTTTAACCAGGAGGCGGTAAATCTTTACGGTTGGATATATAGTAAGGTAGATTTTTCAGATATTACCGACCCGAATACCCTTTTAGAAAAAGCACAGGAATATCTTAAAAAGAGTATCAATCTTGCGATAACTATCGAGCTGACGGCGGTAGATTTGCATATGGTAGATGTTGATATTGATTCTATTGGGCTGGGAGATTTCATTCCTTGCGTATCGCAGTATCATGGATTACTTAGTACACTTGGTGATGTATCAACTTATTATCTTGTTAGTAAATACGAGATAGATCTTGAAAATCCGGCAAATACGAAAATCACATTAGGTAAAACTTTATCAGTGTTATCAGAAAAGATGGCTTCCAATGCAAACCTTAAAAGTGACATTCGGACAGTCGCAAGCAGCATGGAGGGGATTAAAGGAACCTCAAAGGAAGCCTATGACAAATCGGTGGAGGCAATGAAGGTAGCACAGGGAATTACCTTTGACACAATCTATCCCATCGGCAGCATCTATATGAGCATAAACGACACGAATCCGGAAAAACTTTTCGGAGGCACATGGGCAGCCTGGGGAACTGGCCGAGTACCTGTGGGAGTAGATACATCTGACAGTGACTTTTCAACTGTAGAGAAAACCGGTGGAGAAAAAACACATAAATTATCAACAGACGAATTAGCGTCACACAAACATTCTACAACAGTTAAAGTTACAGAAAAATCACTTATAGGTACAGTGCATAATTTTGCTGGACAGGGAGCAGATTGGGGTCCAGGAAACACGGTAAAGGGCATATGTAGCGCCTCAGGTGACGATAGTGCTTTTTATCCGAGTGGTACAAGTAAAACAACAAAATACAAAGACGGATTTAAAATTGATGCAACGCATAGCCATGCGGCAAGTGCAACGATGGAGAATGCAGGAGGCGGTAATGCACACAACAATATGCAGCCGTACATTACTTGTTATATGTGGAAACGTATAGAGTAGAAAGGAGAAAAGATGGGACTTATAAATGAGTATCTGAAAAAGATAAAAGAAGCCGTTTACGGAGAAGAAGTAAGAGATAGTATTCATGATGCGATAGAACAATGCTATAAAGATGCGACAGGGCATCCGGATAGTGTAGCGGCGACAGTGGGAGAAATAAATAAAATATCATCTAATCTCGATGGAGAAATAGCCGATCGTAAATCAGATGTAGATACAGAGCGTAAAAGAATTGATAACTTGGTTAAAGTTAAGCCAGATAATTTTGTAGAATATACAGCAGATAATTTTTTAATGTCATGTAAAAATGATGCGCAGGCATCTACTGCAGAGACAACTTTAAATGTTTTCAAAAACATTAGTTCTAAATCTGAAAATTTAGGAAATTTCATAACAATTTCCAGTGATTCGAAGATTCAGATTAAAAAAAGTGGGTTGTATTCATTTGATTGTAAAGTTCAAGTTACCGGTGTAAATGCGTCTACGGGTAGACAATATGCAAGGCTAAAAATTAATGATGTACAAAAAAACGAATACATGATTAGTTTAATAGGAGAGACTGACGAAGAATTTACAAATTTTATTGTTAGCTTAAATGAGGGTGATACGATTTCTTTCACTGGAGAATCCGATTTTGATGATACGTGGATAACACTTTACACAACTATACACATATTAGATTATGACGGAAAAGTAAAAATTCCAGATTATACAAACGAATTAGTGGATGTGAGAGTCGGTGTAGATGGCACAACGTATGACACTGCGGGAGCGGCAGTAAGGGGACAGATAAAAGGATTGACCGACATAATAGATTTGACTTTTACATTAAGTTCTTCAGTTTTAAAGAGCACTACTTTTAGTGTGAAGACCTCAAGAAAATTAGCAATTATTATTCCAGAAGGGGCGATAGTCTATTATTACTATAGACCCGGAACCTCAGTGGCCTATAAATATTCAGAAGGAAAAATACAACGGTTTGATCTTGATGTGGGTGAACAACAACATTTTGAAATAAAGGGAGACTCTAAAGTTATCACTAGCAAAACATATTTAGAACTAATGTTAATCCCAAGAATTTTATAAATTTAGAAAGGTGGGATGAAAATGCAGCCGGTATTACACTTTGTTGTAAATAATCAGATTATTACCAGGACAGATACTTTCGTACCCGTCCGTAACAGTAGAAATTATCTATATGCAGAATTCGAATTTAAAACAGAAGACTGGGCGGGTGTAAGCAAAATAGCATTGTTTCATAATGAAGGCAATGAGCAAATTTCAATTTTGCTCGGAGAGACGAATACATGCTTGATTCCTGCCGAGGTGCTTACGAGCACATCCTTTACCGTGTCAGTTGTTGCGAGCGATATGATAACTGCAAACGCAGTAACAATTAAATTGTACGAGTCAGGATACCGGCAGGGGGACATCCCGGAACCGCCTCCTTCATTGTATGAACAGATTATGAATTATTTTGATGAGACTAAAGCAACTACAACCGGAGCGGCAGCAGAGTCAGAGTCTTGGGCGCATGGCCACGCAGACTATCCTGATCGGCAGAAAGATAATGCTGCATACTATGCATCAGAAGCAAAAAACGCAGCAGAAGAAGTACCGGGACGGGTCAAAGAGGGCAAAAAGCAGATTGATGATTATGTGAGAGAAAAAGAAAGCCAGTTAAAGGGTGAAACGGGAAATGTCTACTTTGCCGGATTTGCAGTCGTAAAAGGCCGGCTAAAAATGTATTCAGATCCTACGGTAGATAAGGTGCGTTTTCGCCGGGAAGGTAGCCGTTTAAAGTATAGATTAGCACTATAGAAAGGAAGGTGAGGAGATGCAGACAGAAAATACATATGTTGAAACCGATCTAGGAAATATTGCACTAAACCCCAGGGGTGAGTATTCGGATGAAGTGTCTTACGAATATTTAGATACTGTGTCATATGAAGGCGGCTCATATATATGTGTTGCAGAGCTGGGCAAGAGTATCAGCGGAATTGCACCGGCGCAAGGTAAAAACACAGAACATTGGCAGATGCTGACTCTACCGGGACAGTTAACCCCGGAAGCGGTTGCGATGCATGACGATGTAGTCAACAAGGCCAAACAGGTTGAGACATCAAGAGCAGCCGTAGAGCTGTCTCAGCAGGAGGTTGAAGCCGCACAGGCAGATGTGAACCAGATGCGGCAGGATACGCAGAAAGCAGCAGAAGAAGCGGCATCTAGCCGGGATAGTGCAGCGGGCTACGCTCAGTCGG